CTCCGCGCCGGTTAGATTATAGCATGGTGCTATAATCTGATTGTTGCGGAGTCAGTCTAAGACTTCCTCACCAGAGGAAGAATTCTACCTTGGAGGTGTCGTATGTTTAACGGATGTTCCCGACGTAGAGTACGCGATAACCGTTGTCCCACTTACTGGAACACTGAGTGTTACAGTTGGGATAAAGGTCATGTGTACCATCACGATCCCAATAGTTATGAGGGATCGTGCGAGACCATGGAGGACACAGTTCACCCCGGTTGGCGTCGTTCTAGCCAATTGGGTGTTCTAGTCCTTGGTAACATGTGTCTCGAACGTCAGGAGCGGTCTTATTCAGCTGGACAGATTGATTTTGGACCCTTCGGTGGCCAATCTTTCATTGGCAGCGCAGGGGACTATCAAAAAGTCTCAGGTGATTTGATCGCATCCGTTGAACGCGTAGCCCCGTTACCGTATGATTCTTCGGCGGATTTGCCGAGGATGGCGGAGATTGCATTGGTCAAAGCTATGGCCAAAGTTAATCCGTCAACGGTAACGTCTTTAGAGATTTTTAATGATCTCGACAAGACAATTAGGATGCTACGCCGACCCCTGTCTGGCTCCCGCCAACTCATGAAGAAAATCTTCAAGAGGTCGCGGAAGTTCAGCACGCGTTCCGCTCGTGATCTGGCTAAGGCAAGCAGTGATGCTTGGCTCGAGTACAGGTACGGGTGGAAGCCCCTCATTCTCGATTGTGAGAATGTGATCGATGAGGTCAGAAATCTATCTGATTCCATCGGGGTAAAGCGCAAGGTGGTCCGGGCTTCGGTCGGTAACGGTGAGAGTGTTCGTACTCAATCCTTCGACCGAATCCCACTCAGTCCCGGTAGCAACTGGGACGCAAGCGGAGCTGTCACCGTAACACAACGTGTGGCGGCACATGCCGGGGTGATCTACGAAACTAAATTTCGTGGAATCTCGGATAAAGCTTGTCAGATAGCTGGCTCTCGTGCCAGTGATCTGCCGCGCTCTGTCTGGGAATGCATCCCCTACTCGTTCGTTGTTGATTGGTTTTTCAACGTCGGTTCATGGCTTGAGGCTGTTACGCCCAAGGCGGACACTAATGTCGCAGGATCATGGGTAACAACAGTTGACTCCAAGCGAACTGTTTTCGCTGGAAGTACAATTGGTGCTACTTACAATGTTCCCCCTATGAATCGCTTCGTTGGAACACTCGGTTCGAGTACAGTAAATTGGACTCGTGTAACTCGAGTGTGTAACCCGTCAATACCGAGCAGCCCGACGCTGACAAATGTTACTTTGTCGCGTCTCCACAGCGTCGACGCAATGGCCTTACTCGCCCAGCAATTGCTGAGTGATTTAAGGAACCACGGGCGTGACGTACGGTCTTAACAGACCTGGAGGTACAACATGGGACTGAAAAGTATGTCTCTGTCCGCATCCGCCACCGTAACAACGAGTGGGGGAACTGCCCTTGCTTTCGCTGATGATGGCGTTAGCATCTCCAATGGCCTTCATCTGATAGTTCCGAGTGACTCGGATTATCAGACGCGCCGTTCAGTGACCGTCAAGTATCGGCCACCGACTCTGGCTGCGAAGACCAACTCGTACGGTAAAGACAAGAAGTCAATGTCTCTGACATTGCCTCAGGTCCTTACCGACGGATCCGTTGTTTTTAACGTGATTCGTATCGAGAGGGAAGTGCATCCTTCGTTGGCAGCAGCCTCTGTCGTCGAGCTAAATAAGCTCGCCGCTCAGTTGCTGACTGACACCGACACTGATGCCTTCTGGGCAACGGGATCTCTTTCTTAAGATTTCCCGTAACTAGTCTTCCTAACCAGATTGGAGGAAAACATGGCAGACCGCCGACGAAAGCCGCGCAACATCAGACCTGATGTTGCGGATCAGTTGATGCTAGATACAGCATCACTGATGGTCAGAGACTTCCAGGACGTGTGTAACGATCCGGAATTTTGCAGCCATCTACTAGAGTGTATTAACTCGAAAGATGTTGCCAGGATCCGCTCCGCGTTACCGGAACCGACTGATCAGATGGACGTGACTCGTTTTAAAGCCACGTACCAAATGCAGTCAGTTTTCAAGAGGTATAGATATCGTACTGATATCTACAGCGATCAAGAGTTGGAGGAATTAGCTATCGCCAAATTCCTTGAGACTCAAGATCGGCTACGTACAATCAACCTTGATTCTTTGTCAGCAATTGATCAAAGGATTCTCGAGTTGGCACGTAGTTACGTGGCCTATATACTGGGCCCGTACGACGATGAAGAACATCGTCGCCTCTGCCGGTTTGGAAGGAAGGCTTCGGTTGGCATCCCCACTCGCAAGGCTTGTTTGGCCGAACGGTGGCAGGTGCCTTTGACCGGGTCTGAAGGCCAGATCTCTTGGTTTGACTCAGAAATGAGTCAAGATTGTGAAGTCCAGAAGTATTGGGCTAAACAATTTGGTAAGCTTCCTCTGACGGAGCGAAGCCCCTACCTTGAGACGGACTTCCTGACACTGACGCTAGTCCCGAAAACGTTTAAGTCGCTTAGATGTATCATGCCCAATACCACTATAGGCTCATACATGAGCTTCGGGTTGGGTGAGATGATTCGAAAGCGACTGCGACGGAAAGGCTATGATATTTCGACTCTCCAAGTGAGACATCGATATCTAGCCCAGTTGGCGTCGTCACACACACTGTGGACGACGGCTGACTTGTCGAGTGCATCCGATAGTATTACGGACGCACTTGTGAAACGACTTTTCCCCACTGATTGGTACAATATACTCAATCAGTCAAGGATTGGAAAAGTACGCCTACCCGACGGATCCTATACAGAGAGTCTTACTTTCTGTACCATGGGAGTTGGGTATACATTTCCGTTGCAAACGTTGGTCTTCCTGAGTCTACTGAAAGCGATCCAAGCGGTCTACTATGACCGCAGGGATAAGCGAGTAATTTCTGTCTATGGAGACGATCTTATTTATGCGTCTCGCATGCACAGTTACGTCGCTGCACACTTTCAGCGGTTTGGCTTCGTGATCAATCTTGATAAGACCTTTCACGAGGGCCATTTCAGGGAGTCTTGTGGTGGTGATTACTACCACGGGGTGGACGTTAGGCCGTTCCAACCTAGGAATGGCTCGGTAACCATGGGTCCAAAAACCCATGAGGCCATGCTCTATAAGATCATCAATGGCTTGTTAGCCAGATGGTCAGAGCATGAAGTCGGTCGGACTCTTCGCTTCCTGTGTCGTCGTTTAGAGTTTCTAGTCGGCAAGGTGAAACTTGTCCCACTAGATTTTCCCGACGATGCTGGAGTGAAGGTTCCGTCTCTTCTCCTCAAGTATGAATTTCTTGAGGACGCAAAGTGCGCGAACCCGAAGCATGTGGGTCATGGATTGTTCCGATTCTCATATCTCAGGTTCACGCCTGAGTTACGAGAGGAGAAACGTCATGAACCTTATCTTTGGGAGCGACTCCGCGGGGGACCTCTTCCAACACCTCATGAGGCTTGGAATGGATGTCCTCGAAGTGTTGTGGCACCTATGGTCGACAGGATCAATCGACTCATAGGCGTCGACAACATCACATCCGAACTTGTAGAACGGGATGTGAAACCGACCCGCAAGAGGGACCATCCCTCTGGCGGCCTACGCCGACGTGTGACTCATGTTACGATCAGTAACACGGGTCACTACACGCGTCAGTCCGGAATCTCATGTTTTGAGATCCGCAGACCTTAGCGCCTTCGGCGCTCTGGTAAAAATCTCCCTTATGGGGAGTGCTACAC